TGTTCTTGGAACCACAACCGCATTTAATTTAATTGTTTGTCCATCAAAATTATTTGTCATAGGTAACAACATGTATGGGTGTGAGGTATCTCCACTATATTTGTAAGCATTTGCGGTTGGGTTAATCATACCTTGTAATGGTTGTTTTGCTATAGTATTATAATCCCACGATTGGTTGACACCTAAACCGAAACCTGTACCTTGTTTATTCCAATAATAGAACGGTACTTCTTGTGATGATTCCGTTAATCTACCCTCTTCATTTAAACAAACTCTACTTCTATACCCGTCAGCTTCATCCAATTTAAGATTAATTGCCAATGGTCCATTAACACTACCATTATCCGCCTTAAAATAATTAACATAATTTTCAGGGTCCAATATGCTTGGATTGTATACCTGGTATCTTTTATCTTGTAAATCAAAACCGTGAATACCGACCTCACTATTCATTGACATTAATTGTAAGATGTCTCCATTTAAAACTTGACCTCTCATTTTTAATGGTAATTTAGCGTTAAACCCTTCATTTCTAACAAACCTATAAAAATCACCCTGTGAACCAAGTGTATCCATTTTATAATTAATGTATAGTCCAAGCATTTCTTTATAGTCCTGATACGATGTTGGCCCTATGTTTCTTGAAACTGAGCAGTTAGGGTCCATCTTAGGGTCTATACATATTTCTTTTATAAACTCGTCTCTTGGTCCCAAATCAACCATTGTCGTTGGGTGAGCTAAAGTACCTAACATTAATTGGTTGAATTGTCCTGTGCTTGGGGTGTAAACTGTCGAACGATAATAAAATCTTTTATCGGGGTTATTTACACTACCAGCCTTAAAGTAAACTAAGTCTTCACAATATGATGTTGAATAAACGCTTAAATCTAATTCAGCCTCATTATCCCATCTAACTCTTGAACCAAACTTGAAGAAATATAATGAACCTGATAACCAGTTATCTAAGAATGAATAATTTATCCAACCTTCACAGAATAATTTACCAACAAGTTTTCTTCTGCAATATTCGTCTATTGCTTGAAAATTGGAAGTCCAGTTACCTGTTTCGCTTTCCGAGTCGGCGGTTGGTATTATCGTAAATAAACCATTTCTAAATTCGGAATATCCGGACCATGTGACACATGAACGACATTCATTACGTTCAGTGTTATATATGACCTGACCAGACACAACTTTACCACCACTACACGAGAAACCTAATGTGGGTGTGACGGTTTTTAAATTATCATATGTGACATTAAATGTGTCTGTACAATATGAAGCGCCGACAATTTCCTCATCATACACCGTCATATATTGATTACATCCGGTAGGTGGGGATTCACTGTTTAAAACTGCAGTGTTGCCTAATGATGATGTTGTCGGTACTTGTGTTTTATCAAATAATTCGTACGCAACTGTATCTTTATTATTTGACGGAATCGTATAATCATAAACATCGTTAGATATATAAACAACCTCATAACTCACAGTATCAGTACCAACCACAGTGATTGTGTAAGTATTTAATTGAACGCCAAATTCAGCACCGACCAATTTTAAATGATATTTTGAAGTATTGGTCAAAATTGTATCCCATGTTGGTTGTCCCGACGCATTATTTGCGATTGGTTGTATTAATGGTGTTATTTTTATTATTAATTTATTTTTTGTTGCTGAGTCCCCATTATTTAGTGCGGTAATAATTTTGGTATATATAACATCCCTATATAATGTTCCTGTTTTTACTAACGTATATAAGTCAGATGGTTTGGCAATTCCAGCCTCAGGTATCGATATATCGTCACCATTAATATTATTACATGATGTACATTCGGGATAGATTGAAACTCCTAATCTAATGGTACCGAATCGTTGTAGTGGTTCAACAATGAATCCATCAAAAAAACTAAATGGTTGACCACCAACCCATGGTATTGACCAAGTGACTAACCAAGCAAATGGTTTAATTAAAGTTTGTATTGCACCTATCCATGCTTGCCATAATATTCTTTCAAATATATTAATCGTAATTGCCAATAAAATGGCAAAGTTAATGTTCATCATACCCCAGTTAGCCGGTGGTGTTACAATAGAACTTTCACAATCATCTTCTTTTTTAGGTAAAATATCTTTTATACCAAGATATGTGTGTGTACCTAAACCACTTGAACTAAAATATGACCCCATAAAAGATGACATAGTATAGACTTTGTTGTAATTAAGTCTATAAAAATAATCTTTTGGATAATATGAACCCTCCTCATTGTAAAAGACCATATCATTTGTGGTAGCACCCGTTGGGTAGTCTTCCCAATTCAATGAGAAATTATATGAAAGGTCTGTATTTTCACCATAGAACTCTCTAATGTTAGGTACCAAATAAGAACCCATACTTTCATCACCATTACTTTTGGTGTTCTTCATTGTTATTCTGAATCGATAACATGATGATGTTGGTACACCTTTGTTTGGGTCATTTGTAATTTCATTTTCACCGTATTCATTGGTGTAAAGATATTCCATGTTCATTGGTAATGGTAAAACAAATGAACCATCTTCATTAACATCTTCCTTTACACCATATTCTTCAAGTATCGGTCTATTTTGTGTGTCTATCGCATTTTTAAAACGAATCGCTTCAATGGTTGCCTCACCAGTTGTTAATGAACATTTTTCACCCAATAAATTACCCGGTGTACATCCTTTACTTACTTGATTATTTGAATCCGTATATATTGACCCAATAAAATATGCCATAGGTTCAATTTTGATACCCTTTTCGGATAGGTCAAAATCAACTCTTGAAATACCTAATTCACATATATCCGCATTACCCCAAAATGGATAGACTTGAATGATTTTATCGAACGTAACAATTTGTGGTAACGAATCAATGTCGTCAGATGATTTAAATTCGTATGAGGATTTAAATTCATCTAAACCCACACCCTTTCTAATAAAATCGTCGGGTCTCAATGAGAAACAACTAATATCTGAAAGGTCCAAATCTACGTGAATGGTTTGTTGTCCCGGAGGAACTCCCCAAATCATAAAGTCACCCGCGGTATTTGTTTTAACTGTGTATTTGTAATATTTTTCGTAAACCTCTAATACTTCTTCTCTTGATAAAACATCTCTTTGGTCAGGGAAAGTACCCGTTGGTTCATGACCACCGTGTTGTTTTCTTGCCGGTAATAAGTTGTATCGATGGTTTGTATCGTTTCTATCTGTAATAGACGTGTATGGATAAAGAGCCTTAATGACGGGGTCTTCGGCATCTGCATCAGTTAATGGTATAAAAATTGAAACGCGAGCATTTGGAATACCTAATCCGTTATTTGCGGTTATTCTACCACAAACAACACCATAGTCGGCACATATCGATGTATAAGCCTCTTGTTGTGTAAATTTTAAAGATAAAATCTCAAGGAAATCGTAGTCCTGTTTTAATTCAACAGTTACTTTTTGGTCCTTGCCAATATTGGTGGAAATTCTATGTTTTTGTACCATACTATAATAAATAGAAAGCTAACGATTTTCTACTATTATAAACAAAAAACATTTTAGAATGTAGTCGTTCCTGAAGTTTTGGTTCTAACTTTAATATCCACATTTGGGAATCTAATTTGGTATATTTGATTAGATTTCATGTAAATTGTCATGTCAGATTGTAATATTTCTTTTGTGGCTGCATTCTTATAAGTTTGTGAAACTTCAGATGATGAATAATCACCACCAGTTTTACCGTAAACACGTACAGCTACAACGTTTACCACACCACTTACGTTACCAATTTCTTTCATTAAGTCACCCACAAATAATGGGTCACCCATTTTACGTTTTTCAATCGCAAAGAAACTAATAACATCTTGGATTGTATTTTTAACGATGTCTGTGGTGGTACTGTTTTTATCCGTAACTAAGTCAATCTCCAATCCTAAGTCAATAACTTCACCACTTGTAATGTCAATATAGTCATTAATCATTCTATATTCGGAAAGATAACCAATGATATTGTTTTTTAATGTATTAGACACAGTATCAATTAAGTTACCGTTCGCATCATAAGAAAGTAATTTAATTTTAACTTTGTTATCTTCCTCCATTACATTAACCTTAGCAGGCGCTCCAAACGTTGCAGGCATTGTTTCAATTAATGATTTATAGTCATTTAATGTTACCGCTCTATCTTGTGCCGCAAAGTTATATGCTATCATATTTCTTAGTTCCTCTATTGTAGGTTGGTCAGCACCACCCACCGCCGGTGTTACATTAGTAACTCTAAGCGATAATTCAACTTGCGTATTAATACTTGATTGTGGTCCGTTAATATTAAATTCAATATTGTCAATATTTGTAATTACACCAACACCTAAATTAGAATCTTTACCACCACCAATACGGTATTTTACGAATAAAGTCGTATTTGCTTTAGGTATAGTTCCTAATGACATGTTATTTAAGTAACTACCTAAATTAACTTTCATTGAACCGTTCATGTAGTTATCTAAATTATCTAATGGGTCAACGGTTCCTGAACCAAAGGTTAATGAGAAGAAACTCTCAGGTGTTATTTCAGTGACAAACTTATTTTTAACCGGAATATATTTTCCCGCTTTAAAATTATCTTTATCCGATGCCGCAGTTGGGTCGGGTTGAAATATCTTATCGTCAATTAATGTTTTTACTTCATACCACTTATTGTTTGTTGATTCAAACTCTGAAGTAGTTGGGTTATTACCAAATGATGTTCCTTCTTTATGGATTACTGAAGTAACACCTAATACGTTTTGTTCGGGAAGGTATATCTTAAAGAATGGTTTTTGGTCAACCTCGGTAATTACTCTTCTATAAATTCTTGTAGCACCATTTGCTACCGCATCTCTTTTTGTTATTGTATAGGATATTAATTTATTATTACCGTCACGATTTGGTATCTTTAATCTATTTGGTTCACCTTTACTATTGAATGGACTTGAAAAATCAATATCTTCAATTGTTTCAAATAATTGACCGGCACCTGAGATTTGTGCACCCGCCTTTAAAATGCCAAGATATCTTTCATCTTCTTTATCACCACGTACAGGTACGTTGATTGAGAAGTCGCATAATGCAACTGATGGTCTATTACCCGGTATTTTAATACCGTATGTCTTAGCAATATGATATAATGATTGTCTTTGTTGTGCAAAGTCCAACATAGTTTCTTGCCAAACTCTATCAATGTGGTAGTGTAAGTTATCAGCAACGGCAGCATTTAAATCTAATAATACTGAGAATATTGATGCGTCATTAGTATTTTTTACTAAGTCAGGATAATATTCTTTTGTTAAGTTTACTAATTCTTGTCTTAATCCCGCAAAGTCTCTTGTTGCGTATGATATTTTTTTTGCCATTTTAAATGTTGATAATTACAAAATCCGAAGATGTGAATGCTCCGTTATTAACTGTGTATTCTATTTTAACCACCGCAGTATATGGTTTTGTCGAGAAATCACTAACTCTAAATAATCTTTCGTCCTCATCCACATTAAAAGTCCTATCCTCGTCGGGATTATCTTCTGCCGACATTACTTGGAGATTTGTTATGTCTAAGTTTGGTATATATTTTTTAACCGACTCTCTTATTTCTTCTTCGATTAAACCAAATGTCACCGCATCGTTTTGGTCAAAGATGAATTGATATAATCTTGTACCAAAATCCGGTAAAAAATAACGACTACCTCTCTTTGTTAATATTAAGTGAATTAGGTTAGCACGTATTTCTCTTTCGGGTGTTACAGTCATTTTTACATAACTACCTTCACCACTGTCTCGAAAAGGGAAATCTATTCCATATTTAACTGCCATAACAATAAATATAAACAATATAGAAATGGTAATAAATAAAAAATCCCGACCTAAGCCGGGATTAATTACTACATTATGTTATTGTTCATCAAGAACCACAACCTTCACATTCAAATGGTGAATCTGATGGTCTTTCGATTGTCATCTCAACCTCAGGTGTGCTTTCACTAATTAATGAATTATTAGTTGGTGTTGAGTAAACAGGTGGCGTTTCTACGGGTTTAACTGTTGATGTGTCAATACCTAATCCTTTCATCGCATCAACCGCAGATGTTGAACGTAGGTAGTACATACCTGTTTTTAAACCCAATTTCCAACCGTGTAAGTGTGCCGCTAATAACTTAGCCTTATTGACACCGCTAATGAATAAGTTCATCGATTGTGATTGGTCAATATACACACTACGATTTGCTGCCATGTTCAAGATTTTCTTTTGAGACATTTCCCAAACTGTTTTGTAAATCTCTTTTAATTCGGTTGGAATCTCAGGGATGTTTTGAATAGAACCGTTTTCCATAATGATTTTATTCTTAATATCTTCATTCCATAAATCGTATTTCAATAAGTCTTTAACTAAGTGTTGGTTAACCACAACAAATTCACCGCCTAAAGTTCTTCTTGCATAAATGTTAGTTGTGAACGGTTCGAAACATTCGTTATTACCTAAGATTTGTGCTGTTGATGCTGTCGGCATCGGTGCAACTAATAACGAGTTTCTTACACCATTGTTGACAACTTCTTTACGTAATGATTTCCAATCCCAACGACCTGACGTATCTTCATCTGTTTTACCCCACATTTGATATTGGAAAATACCTTTTGAGATAGGAGAATCGTCAATTGATTCATAAGGTCCGTGAATCTTTGCTAAATCTTTTGATGATGTTAACGCAGCAAAGTAGATTGTTTCAAAGATGTCTGTTTGTAATTTATCAGCTTCTTCAGATTCAAATGGTAAACCTAATAAACAGAATACGTCAGCTAAACCTTGGACACCTAAACCTACTGGTCTGTGCTTGAAGTTTGAGTTTTTCGTTTCTTCTGTTGGATAGAAGTTTAGATTAATAACGTTGTTTAAGTTCTTTACAATTTGATATGTTGCGTTATATAATAATTGGTGGTCAAACTCACCATCAAGAATATATTTCGGTAACGCAATTGATGCTAAGTTACAAACCGCTTGTTCGGTTGGTGAACTATACTCAATGATTTCAGTACATAAGTTTGAAGACTTGATTGTACCTAAGTTCTTTTGGTTTGATTTATAGTTAGCAGCATCTTTGTACAACATATAAGGAACGCCGGTCTCAATCTGTGCAGTTAATATATCATCCATTAACTTTCTCGCCTTAATTGTTTTACGACCTAAACCTTGTTGTTCATATGATTCATATAACTCGGTGAATTTCTTCTCTTCCGGTGTGTCATATACATCAGATAAACCCGGTGCTTCATCAGGTGAGAACAATGTCCAATTACCATCTTCTTCTACACGTTTCATGAATAAATCAGGTGTCCATAAAGCTAAGAACAAATCACGAGCACGTAATTCTTCTTTACCGTGATTTTTTCTTAATTCGATAAATTCAACAACATCAGCATGCCATGGTTCTAAGTATACCGCAAATGAACCTTTACGTTTACCACCTTGGTTAATCCAACGTGCCACTTCGTTATAAGTCTTCATCATCGGTAATAGACCGTCAGATTCTCCACCAGTTCCCTTAATATAAGAACCTTTAGCACGAACATCATGCACGTGTAATCCGATACCACCTGCCCACTTAGAAATCTTTGCTACATCACCTAACGTATTAAACAATCCGTCGATATCATCACCTTTGTTACCAATTAAGAAACAAGAAGACATTTGAGGTCTTGGTGTTCCCGCATTGAACAATGTTGGTGTAGCGTGTGTATATAAGTGTGTGGATAAATCGTTATAGATTCTTAAACCTTCGTCAAGATTGAAGTTAGAAATACCTAACGCGACTCTCATATAAAGGTATTGTGGTCTTTCTACAATCTTTTGTCCAATCTTTAAAAGATATGAACGTTCTAAAGTTTTGATACCGAAATAATCGAAATCGAAATCTCTTTCCATATTAATCGCAGCATCAATAGTTTCTCTATTGTCCAACACAAACTTATAAAGTTGCGTGTCGATAAGTGACGATTGTTTTCCTGTTCTTGGTTCAATGAATGAGTGTAACTCTTTGATACATTGAGAGAACTTTTTTGGTGTTGACTTGTGTAGACTTGATACTTCAATTCTACCTGCTAACTTAGAATAATCGGGGTGAGTTGTGGTCATTGCAACCGCAGTCTCAGCCGCCAATTTATCTAATTCAATAGTGGTAATACCATCGTATATACCTTGAGTTACTTTTAATGTAACGTAGGTAGGGTCAATGTATTCCATATTTAAATCGTGACATAAAATACTAATACGTTTAGTAATCTTGTCATATCTCATTTCCTCAAGGGAACCGTCGCGTTTTTTTACTTTCATATTTTAAAAATCTAAATCTCCACTAAAAGCATCTTCAATACTTTCATCACTTTTATTATTTACACCTGCTTTTTGATATTCCGCAACACGTTTCTCAAAGAAGTTTGTTTTACCTTGTAATGCAATGTTCTGCATAAAATCGAAAGGGTTTTCCGAATTATAAACCTTTGAACAACCTAATGCCATTAATAATCTATCCGTTACGAACTCAAGATATTGTGACATCAAATCAGCATTCATACCAATCAATCTAACGGGTAACGCTTCTAAAATGAATTCTTTTTCAATTGCCAATGCACTAACAATAATTTCTTTAATCTGAGTCTCAGATAATTTATTCTCAATGTGATTATTGAATAAGTGACAAGCGAAATCACAGTGCATTCCCTCATCACGAGAAATCAACTCATTAGAGAAAGTTAAACCGGGCATTAAACCGCGCTTCTTTAACCAAAATATTGAACAGAATGAACCCGAAAAGAAGATACCTTCAACGGCAGCAAACGCAATTAAACGTTCGGTGAATGTTCCATTTTCAATCCATCTTAGTGCCCATTCAGCTTTCTTTTTGATTGCAGGAATGGTTTCGATTGCATTAAATAAATTTAATTGTTCTTGCTTATCTTTAATGTACGAATCGATTAACAATGAGTACGTTTCACTATGGATGTTCTCCATCATAATTTGGAAACCGTAGAACATTTTAGCTTCAGTATATTGCACTTCATTGACAAAGTTTAATGCGATATTCTCATTAACAATACCATCCGATGCGGCAAAAAAAGCTAAGATGTGTTTCACAAAGTGTTTCTCATCATCATTCAATTTGTTATCCCAATCTTGGATATCTTGAGCCAAATCGATTTCTTCCGCAGTCCAAAAACATGCTTCTTGTTGTTTATAGAATTTCCATATATCGTTATGTTCGATAGGGAAGAGGACAAACCGTCCTGGGTTGTCTTGTAATATTTTTTCTTTCATAATTTAAATTGTTTGGGTTCCTGTTCTTTCTTGTCTTCTTCTGTACATATCAGCAGCACGATTGGCACGCTGTTCAACTTTTTGTTCCTCAAAACCAAGTAATGTGTTTTGTGAATCTGTATCAATAATTAACATCTTATTGTCAAACTTACAGTTTTGGAAAATAACACCATCTTTACCGATACGGGACTTAAGTAATGTTAATGTTGCCAAGTCATGTTCTTTTTGTTCTAATGTTTTTGCAATAGATAAGATTACGTGAGCAATTTGTGCTTTCTTAATACTTCCACCCATTTGGTCACTCGTTACCACCTCAGAAGAGATTGAATCACGACTACCCTGAGTTGCGGTCCAAATGGCCATATCAAACTCAGTTGTCATACCTTCTAAACTTCTCATAATAGAACCCTCACCTTTCCATTCTTCACCATTAGTTGATTTCTCAGCTGAGATACAATCAACATAGTCAAGAACTAACAAATCGGTTTTAAATCCTTCAGATGCAAGTTTACGAATCTTACCTTTGATGTCAGAAATGGTTAAGCTATCACTCGCCACTTTTATCATTTTAAGGTTACCCTTAGAACGTGATTGAGCGTCTCTAACTTTCGCAATTACTTCATCTCTATTTTCAGGTTGTTCATCCGGTTCGATGCCTGTCCAAATAGTGTAGTGTTTTCTCTTAATATTACCGACATTATCTTCAAAAAAGATTTGTAAAACATTATAATCTAAGTTGTATGCCGTGTTAGCAAATTTAGTTAGTAATGTTGTTTTACCCGTACCTGTCGGTGCTAAAACAATACCTAACTCACCACGACCTAAACCACCTTTTAAAAGATTGTCAACACCGGCAACACCTGTGGCAATTGGTAATCTGTAATCCTTTTCTAATGCCGCCTCTATATCATGAAACACATCGGTTGCATCGTCACCCATAACACCTACTTGTAGTGCCTTTTGGATAATATCTTCAATTTTAGAATACTCCTCAAAGTTACCGTTCTCAATAATGTTGGTTACTAACTTCAGTTCCTTTTTAAGGTTTTGTTGTTTGCAGAAGTTTAATGCTCTGTCTTTAACAAATTCAAAGTCCTTATCATTATTCTTTATTTCTTCCAAAGTATCTAAATGCACACGTGATGCACCCTCACTACTTGATTCTGAAATAATTTTCTGACCTAATGTTTCATAGATAGGAATCTTATTATACTTGGTATGTAACTCCTTTATGTTTTCGATAACGTACCTAAAGGAGTTATTATCAAAAAACTTTGTTTCTAAAACATCAATAATAGTCTCCCCAAATTTCTTGTCCTCAATAATCGCCTTAATCAACGATTGTTGAAAGGAAAACCCTAGATGCCCAAAATTTCTTTCTTCCATAGTAATAATAATAAATTTGTTTTTAAAGTTGGTAATTTAAATAAGTTGTTTCCAATTCGTCAGATGATAAAATGTCCGTTAAGTTACCTAACATTCTTTTTAATTTTGGACGAATATCTACCGTATATCTCACCTTAGGGTGGTAGTAATAAGCAGGAAATACTCTTTCAATAAATACATCGTCACCTAACTTTATTTGCAATAAAAAGTTCTCTTTATCTTTGCCTGAATTATCTTCCACATAGTCCGAAGATTGGAAAAAATTCTGATTTTCACATAGATAATCGGAACTTTTTATTTTTAAATCTTCACTTATTTCCTCACAAATATTTTTAACATAATAATACATATCCATAGAGCGACGAGCTTTAGGATTGTGGTCTACTACGTTAAAAAATCTTTGGCAAACGATGTTCTTTTCTAATGTTAATAAGAACTCGAATTTAGTAATTGATTGTTCGTTACTCATAGTTTTTAATTTTAATAATTCTTTTATTTTTTTCTTTTCTAGTTAATCTAAGGAATGGGTTTAGAAAAATAACAAACTTGTCATCCGATTTTGGTAATATATTATTAATCCCATCTTCTGTCATCAACCTCATTGCGTTTTTATATGACCTACCTTCTTGGTCAAGATTTTCCACAATTAATTCGTTGATGCTTTCCTTGGCTTCATCGGTTAGAATCGGTTCATCTAAGTTAACTATTTTATTGTTAATTTCAAAAAATTCTTCGCCGAAAACACCGTGTTTTGTAACGCCGGTTAATAAGTTTGTGATTAGTTTGTTGTTTTTATCTTTCTCAAATATTTCATTACTTTTTTTAATAATGTCACCTAAAGAAAGTTCTTCTGTTTGGATTTCAGGAAACAAGGATATTAATCTCTTGATGCCCATGTTTTTAATGCCCGAAATATTATCCGAGGAATCACCACACAACATCTTAATAACTTTAACATTTTCAATCAAGACATCTTCGTGTTGGTACTTGATGGTATCTTTTTTTGTGTAAAGTTTATGATGTGATGGGTTGTAAATTTTTGTGTTTTCCGAAACAAGTTGTGTTAAATCTCCGTCCGATGAATAAACAATCATGTTCTCATTTGGGGAGTTTTTTGTGTAGTAAGCAATACAATCGTCAGTCTCACAGTATTCGTACTCACCTTGGCGAACAAATAGCTCCTCAAGGTATTGTTTGATTCTGTCTCTTTGGTAATTATAAGAGTTTAACTCTTCTTCTGAACGTAAACGACTTTTACGGTTCTCCTTATAAAGATGATAAATCTTTTTTCTTGATTGGGAACCTTCTTTACCATCCCAAAAAACTACGATTTTATCCAAATGATAGGTTTCAAATGACTTTCTAAGGGTATTGAGGAAATGATATATTCCCCCAATATGATTTCCCTTATAAAAGAAGTTTTTACACCCGTAAAATCCGATTGTTAATAAATTGTCGCCGTCGACAAGTAAAACGGACATTTTGTTTAATTTAAATTGTGAAACTATTCTTCGTCTGAATCATTTGCGTCCGCAACATCTTCGAATTTGATATCTTTTAAGTCAGATACCTTCTCACCAAACAACTTGCTAATATAATCTAAGTTATCTTTAACATATTGTTCACGTGAAATTTTTTCTTCAGCCGTTTCTTTTGCTCTCAAAAATCCGTGTGGTGTAACCATAATCTTACCATCAGCAAACGCAATACCGTTAACGTGGTTTTTCATTACTGAGATTTTACTTCTCGTAGCCACACTAATAGTTCTTTTGTTTTTTGTAATAGGTATTTTAGTTGTACCTGCGTTCTTTTGATTACCAAATAAGAAAACTAACGTAGAGTTCAAGTAAATTGCTTCACCACCTTTAGCTTTAATTTTTGGTTGTCCATAGATATTGTCCGGTAACTCAACCCAAGGTTGATTGACAATAATCAATGTGTTTGTGTGTGGTTTCTCAGAACGACGAGAGCCTGAGATACGTTGATTGATACCCATACCAATTTTGTCAGCCAAAGCTGCCGCGTTGTGTTGTTTACCACCTTTACCCTCAAATGTCATCTTACAAGGTACAGAACCCACCGAATCCCAAAGGAATAACAAGTCATAAGGAATATTTCCCTTATCTTGTGCGTCCATCAATTCATTCATAAAGTCTGTAATCTGTTCAATGTAGTCAAAGTCGTTCTTAAAAATATAAGGACCCGAATAAGTTACCTCTCCCGTTTCAGGGTCAACTTCTTGTTCTACAGGGATACCCATAATCCTTGCGTGTTCAAAATCAAACTTTTGTTCTGTGATAATAAACACAGGTAACATTCCTTTTTTAACACCGTCAGCAGCCGCACCTAATAGTGCAGTTGTTTTACCAGTATCGGAATGTCCTAACAACATGTTAATGTGACCAATCGCAGGACCGGGGATACCCGTCGCATCCAAGAAAGCATCACCTAAATCTAAGAACCTATCAGCCTTAAATGTAGTTTTAGTCGAATAT